GGCGGGGTAGATATCTTCACAGGCTCGCGGCTCACAGATCTGCCAAATGCATCTGTTCGCTTTCAGTACATGACTACTGCAGGCACCACTCAGATTGCGAGTCTGGGAATGGCCGGCCTGAGACTTCTCGGGATTCCATTTGGACTTGGGGTCTTGCCAGAAAACCCAACTACATCCGTCACCAACGGCTTGATGTATTACAACTCCAGCAATCACACAATCAGAGTGAGAGTCAATAACGCTTGGAGGGAAATTCCAACGCAGCCAATTAGCTCCTAATGAAAGGAGGATTCGTGTGAACATCGAACGGTTGAAAGCTCGCCGGGAGGAACTTCAGAGGAGCTTAGCTGTAGTCGGGGAACAATATCGAGAGCTCCAGAACCAATCATTAAAGTTAGAGGAAAGAGCTCTCATGCTCAAGGGAGCTTTGGGGGTCCTCGAAGAGCTGCTTGCAGATGCTGAAACTCCGGAAGACGCTCCCCAAGAAGACGAGTCTCCAGAGGAAGAAGAAGCTAAAGATAAAATCTAACGCGATTTAATCAAAAATCCCAATTCTCTCCGCAAATATACCGGTAAATTCCGGTATATTATTTTTTGGCCTTCATATTTTGCTTGGCCAATTATTGGCATGATTCTGGTCTTCAGTGCTTTAAAGAATTTCTAGGGAGCTATTGTATTCCCAGCAAGGCTATCATATAATATACATATAGCTTCAGATTTTGAATCTGAAGTCCATGGGAGGAGGTGAAATCGGTGGCTTGGGATGGGATGCAGTATAGAATGCTAGAACGAATTGCAGACACTTTGCAGGAAATCTCTGAAGGAATAGACCGGATGAATGATGCCTTAGAACGGCTCGCGGATTCAAGTAATTTGGAGGTGACTGCACATGAGCCTGTTTGGACTGTACGCGTCGGCAGAAGTGATCAAAAAGACCCTGATCATGAGCGCCGTCGTCGCTGCCACTGTTGCGGGTGTACATGCCATTCCGTATCTGACTCCTCGCAGGAAGAAGCTCAATGACATCTTTCTGCAAGGAGAGTTGTACGCAACGTCAACTCGCTTTGGAAAGCCGGTAAGGCGATTTCCGGAAGTCGAAGAAATCTCTTACTCTGTAGCGGATAAGCGGACTGACATCAAGATCAAAATTCCGTTTGGACTTGATCCTCAAAAAGTGCAAGACAAAGTTTGGATGTTCGAGCAAATGTTCGGCCAGGACATCTCTCTAGAGAAGTTGAATGCGTCCTATTTCAACTTCAGCATCTACGATATTCCTCTTCCGGATTCATTCGAATACTGCTACGAGGAAGTGTATCCAGTCCTTCTTGGAAAGCAGGTGCCAATCTTTGTAGGAAGAAGCCACTCTGGGCTTGTAGCTTACGACATGGCGGAGTATCCTCACTTGATAGTTGCAGGAGAAACAGGAAGTGGCAAGTCTACGCAGCTGAGATCAATCTTGACTTCCTTGATCCAATTCAAGTCGCCGGATGATTTACAGCTGTTTCTGGGAGACTTGAAGAAGGCGGAATTTCATTTATTTAAACGTTGCAAACATACGCGAAGATACGCAGTTACTGCAGGCGAACTGCTGGAGATGTTGCGGGAAGTATCCCGGGAACTTATGACACGTACGGAGTACCTCGATCAGTATGAGGTAACTCACGTGAACCAGCTTCCGTTCAAACTTCCTTCGATAATTGTCTGCATCGATGAAGTTGCGCTACTTAAGAAAGACAAGGACATCATGTCGAAGATGAGTGAGATCGGAACTATCGGAAGAGCCTTAGGAGTCTACTTGATTCTCTCAATGCAACGCCCGGACAGCGATGTTATCGAAGGCGGCTTGAAGAACAACCTTACAGTTCGAATGGCGTTCAGGCACGCGGATCAAATCAACTACCGGATCACTCTTGGAACTGAGGCTCCTGTTGAGATCAGTCACAGTCAAAGGGGTAGGATGTGGCTCAAGCAAGACTCCCTGAGAATCGTGCAGGCGCCGTTGCTAGAATCTGAAGAGGCGAAGAAGCTCTTGACAAGACACTATGTTTATGAAGGAGAATGAAAATGCAAGAAGTTGCGGAAATAGTCTTTAGCATTGGGAAGTGTTCTTCTCGAATCGAGAAGGAGCGCATCCTCGCAGACAACCGAAGCAACACGACCCTCCTGAGAGTACTGAGATTCATCTTCGACCCATACGTACGTACCGGAATTGGAAAGACCAACCTAAAACGCAACGTAGGAGAAGTGCAGTGTGGGCAGAAGCTCGACTTGCTGGATGTGCTTATGTACTTCAAGCGCAACAACACCGGCAGAACAGAAGACATTCGAGTTGCTCAGGCGTTCATTGCGCAGCAGGAGACTGAGGAAGCGAAGAAACTCGCGGAGGCCATTGTAACACAGGATCTGAGGATCGGAGTCACTGCGGCGACGCTCAACAAAATTTACGGGAAGAACTTCATTCCGATCATCGGTATCATGCGCGGAGCTCACTACAAGGATGTAGTAGGAAAGGTCAAAGGGCCATACATCGTAACCGAGAAGCTTGATGGAGCTCGTCGAATAATTGCCAATATCGATGGAGAGATACTCATCTACACACGTAGCGGACACCGAGATGAAGGATTGGTGGAAGTTGAAGCGGAGGCAAAGCTGCTTCCGAAGAATTACGTGTACGATGCAGAGCTCCTTGCTGTAGGAGAATTCCCGAACGCGCTAGCACTGCGGCAAGCTACTAACTCCATTGCAAATCGTAAGGGAATTCGTCAAGGAGTCGTTGCGAACATCTTTGACATGATTCCACTGGATGAGTTCCAAGCAGGGGTATCTCGCGAGACAGCCCTCCAAAGAAAAGTGAATCTCGCGGCAGTATTCCATGACTATCAGTCCCTGAAGATTCTTCAGGCATATGTTCCGATCGAACCTCCGATTGAGAAGTATCCCGTGAGAACATTTCACGCTCTTAAGCCAGTCCCAATCCTTGGAGTTGCATATGATGAAAGCGACATAATGAAATTCGCAAGACCTATTTGGGATGCGGGATTCGAAGGAGTAATGCTCAATACTTTCGACGGACTTTACGAAGTAGGTGAAACCGAACGGCGACAGCTTCTCAAGGTGAAGAAAGTAAACGAGTATGTGCTCAAGTGCATAGGAGTCTTTCCTGGAGAGGGTCGTCTTGAAGGGACTCTCGGCGGAATCATCCTAAGCTATAAAGGGCACCACGTTCGCTGCGGAACTGGATTCACGGATGATCAACGGGACTACTATTGGAATAATCGCGAAGCAATCGTAGGTAAGCTGATTGAGATTGAGAGCTTTGGGGAGTCACGCAATCAGCAAGGAGGGCTTTCGCTCAACGTTCCGGTATTCAAGCGCATTGTAGGAGACGAATGAAAGGAGGTGATTTCGTTGAAAATTACTCTAAAGCAGGCTCAGAAGCGGCTTGCAATACTTCAGAGGGAGTTGGATTTCTTTGTTAGCCTTCAAGCACGCTTTGAACGAGATCCTGAACTAATTCCTTCCGGAAGAGTGAAGCAGCAAATTGACACTTGGGCGGAGTGCGTTCGGGAAGAGTGCAGCGCGCTGGTAGCAGAACTCGAGAGAGTAATGGTCGAAGTTCCATTAATCGAAGTGGAATACGAGGAGGACAACCTTGATGGAAGAAAATGCGACGAAGAAGAAAGTGATTTGGATCAGTGACCACGACGGTTGCCGCTACGAGGAAGAGATGACCCGCGAGGATTTCATGTCGCTGGAAGCAAGCCTCAACCGGTACGAGGGTGGAAGGATCATTTCTTCAGAGTGGGCGGGCAAGGAACTGTATGGAAAAACCGACGATGAGGAATATTGCAGTGGGAAGGAGTCTGCAACCGATGAGTGCGATTGATCGGGAAAAGTTGCTGGAACTGATCAAATCCAGAAAAACAAAGCTTGCTGGAAGCTACAAGGATATTGAATATGGCGCTTACATGGAACTTGAAACAATAGAAGCGTATATTGAATCTGGCGCGTTCGATGTGCGGGAGAAGGAGCCGCAAGACACATTCAGCCGAGCAATGCTATGGGAACTGGAAAAGATCGAGGAATATAAGCGAGCGAAGGAGGACGACGGGCATGAGTGACCGGGAAATGAAGATCGCAGAGATTAGGGAAGCGCTGTCGAAAGCAGCGCCGGGGCCTTGGTTCGCAGTAAAAGTTGATTCAGACAGTTACTCGATATCAAACAAACCAGGACACTACGGACACTCCATTACAGGATGGGGGAGAGTGCTTCAGACAAAAGAAGACGCCCATCTCATCGCCAACGCTCCAGAATAGCTCGGCTTCCTGCTGGATGAACTTGACCGCATACATCTTGAAGCCGGTGAAGAGGAGACTCTGTGAACACCCCGGCAGGGGGCTTATGCGCATCCGGGCTCTGGGCGGAAATCAGAATTCTAAATACACCCCAGAGGGGGCGAAGATTAAATCCCCCGCCCGGGTGAATTTATTCTATTAAATCACACCAACAATGGGATGGACAGGGTTAATAGGCTTTTATTAATAACAGGCTCTCTATAGATATATTCTATTTAATTTAGTAGTAGTAGATAGATATATATATATATAATATATAGTAGAGCCCCTGTCCAATCCCACTGTGGGATACCCGTTATAAGGAGGATTACCTATGAGGTCTGCAGAGCGTCAACGTGAACTGTTGGGAGAGATTCGTAAGGAGCTCAAGAAGCACGGAATCAAGATCAAGTTCATTCATGCGGTACATGAAGACATCGTCTTCAAGATCTCCCCGGAAACCCCAGATTCAGTCTCTAAGGCGTATGAGGTCATTCTCGACGTAGTGAAAGTACAGGTTCCGGAAGCCGTGGTAAAAATCGAGCAACTGGACTAAAAATTCTTTTCTGGAATCTACAGAAAAACATTGATTTCCTGTTCGTCCTATCATATAATTAAATCATCAGTACAATCAAGAACAACTGATAAGGAGGAAGGTCAAATGACTGAGAAGACTGTGGAGTCAAAGTCGGTTAAGGTCAAGGTCAGGGATACCCGGAAGGGCGATATGAAGCAAGCGGAGCCTGTAGCAGAGAACGTCCAAGCAGCGCCTGTAGAGGTTCCAGCGGAACAAGTTTCAACGGAGAAGGCTGCAAAGCCTAGAGAGGGTAGCGAAGTCTCTCTGGAAGAGGTGCAGCAGGTGATCGACGCTGCATCCATTGAGGAGGCTATCCGTGCTCAAGTGGGTGACAAGCCTGTGGATGTGGAAGTTCCTTACGGTGACCTGATCAAGCTTGCGAAACTGCGGGACAACAGCCGCCAAGCGTACAAGGAGAATGAGGTGCGGTTCAAGAACGCGCTGAATGACAAAGTCATCACTGAGCAACGCCTTGCAGAACGTCCGGATCCAGTACTGTCGGAGTTTGTTGCGGAGTTGGAATTCGCGCTGTGCAAGTACGTCAGCAAGATGCGCAAGTATCTGAAACGGTACGACGCTGCCCGGGCGGGCATTGCGGAAATTCGCAATGCTGAAGCTAAGGCCGCTGAAACTTCCGGAGAGCAATCCGGCAACTAATTTACATCTGGGGAGGAATTCTAATGAAAAGTGTAGTTGCGGAGATCATTGATCTGAGAAAGAAAGGCACACCGGTGTATCTGACTGCTGCGGGAATTCAGGCCGTCACTTCTGTGATGCAGTCTGGCAGTACTGCATCTCAAATGACTCAACAGCTGTACAAGTAAGAATTTCTCCTCCTATCACTTCGGTGATAGGACTTCTTTTTGGGATTCGAGCACCCAAGGTCAGGGTGCCTAAAAATGAGCCGTGACGGCTGCAGGGCGCGATGGACTGAAAAAGGATATCCCGACCGTTTCGCAAGATTAATAAGGAGAGTTGGCCTCAATGAACATACTCTGTTTCGATCCAGGAAAGTATACTGGATGGACATTCTGGGAAGCCGGAGTTGCGAAGGATTGTGAGATCGTTCGTACATTGCTGGACCTTCGACTGCTATTCGCGAAGTACGCTAAGCAAGTTGACGTGGTAGTTCTCGAGGGGTTCGCTAGAGGAACGTCTGGTACGGAAGATCAGATCCACGCAATCGAAATGTGCGGTGCGATCAAAATGATGGCTACATACTATGGCAAAGACATCTCTGTTCAATACCCCGCAAATCGTAAGGGGTACATCGCTTTTGCGAAGGAGCTCCGCGTAGTCCGAAAGGTACCTACGGATGTTCGAAGGCACGTTATTGACTCTGCAGCGCATGGATTGACATTCTATGGAAAGAAGGGTTACAATTGGCTAGAGCTAAACTCACTGCCCAAAAATCTAATGTTCACGGGATTAGAAGATTAATCCTCGAATGCTCGCTTCAAGATCGTAGCAAGGCGACTCTGCCCTTAGGGGCGAGTCGTCTTAAGGCTGGAAGCTACTCCTATCCGCCGGATGAGATTGTTGTCCTCACTCTCAAGCACTTGTTTGGAGAGGATTTGGAAATCGACCCTGTTGTGCAGGCGTGGTACAATGAGTGGACGGACCACTGCAAGGAGCTTCTCGAAATTGTCTCTCAGGAGGATGCTGAAATCCCATCTTTGCCTTGGCAAGAAGTCCTGAAGCCTTACCAGCGGGTAGGCGTGAAGTTCGCACTTGCTTCCAAAGGATGCATCATTGGGGATGACAGGGGGCTTGGAAAGACCTTGCAGGCAATTTCGGTTGCCCGGGCTTTGGATGCGAAGCGGGTCCTTGTAGTGGCTCCGGGGTATTTGAAGAATGGCTGGCGACGGGAGATAGAGCACTGGACAAATCAGTTTGCAGTGGTGTGCAATGGAGATCGCGCCAAGCGGGAGAGTGCGATAGAGCTCTTCAAGGATTCACCAGAGACGCCCTACCTAATCGTTAACTACGAGATGATTCGTGAGAAAGTTCAGTCGGGAGGATATCCTCAACTCCTGAACATGGAGTGGGATGTAGTGCTCTTCGACGAAGCTCACCGACTCAAGGGGAGAGACAGTCAATGGGTTATAGGTGCTAAGAAGTTGAAGGCGAAGAGGAAGTACCTGCTGACTGGCAACCCTATCGCGAACCGTCCTGACGAGGTCTGGCAATTGCTCAACATTCTGGATCCGAATCGGTTCACGAGCTACTGGGCCTTTGTGGAGTATTTCTGCAACCTCGTGGACACTTTCTTTGGAAAGGAGATTCAGGGTGTACGTAAGGAGCACTTGGCGCAGTTGCAGTTTACACTACAGCCTTATTTGATTCGGAGATTGAAGCAAGAAGTAGCTCCATGGCTACCTGAGAAGATTCACAAGGTCATCGAAGTGGAGCTTGAGGGGAAACAGAAGACGTTCTACAAGGTTGCAGAGAAGCACATGCTCCTTGCGCTTGAATCCGGAGGCATGGAAGTTATTGAGACTGTCGTTGAACAGAACATTCGCTTGCAACAGGCAATCGCAAATCCTGCAATCATTGGAGGGCCAGATGAATCTATCGTCGAGAAGACCGCTCTTGAGATGCTGGAAGACTTGCTCGAAGCTGGGGAGAAAGTCATCGTAGGCCTGTGGTTCGTAGACGCGGTGAAGTTGTTCTCGAAGAAACTCTCTCAAAGGAATATCAAGCACTTCGTAATTACCGGAGAGGTGAAAGCAGATGCTCGAGATACGATTGTCCAGCAATTCAAAACCCTCGAGGAACCATGTGTTCTTATCGGTGGGATCCGCGCTATGTCTGAGGGTATTAACGCCGACGAATGCGACCACATCATATTCATGGACAAGTCCTGGACACCACTTGACAATGAACAGTTCATGGATCGCATCCACAGAATTACCTCCACCAGGACGAAGAACTACTACCATATCGTAGTTAAGGACACTGTCTCAGAAGACCGAGAAGAGACCCTACAGGAGAAGTCTGAGATGATCGACGAGATCCTCGCGATGAAGGCCGTAGCAGAGAAGGTCAGAAAGCGGCATGAATCTAAGGCCTAACAGTCCATAATAGACATTGATTTTTCTGGGAAGATATCGTATAATATAATCATAGCCCAGAAAGGAGGTGAGAAGGTGAGAACATATGAGGAGTACTCTGAGTGGCTCCAGGCGCATCTTAAGCAGCTTGAAGTCGAAGGCGTTCGGATATTCAAGCTCTCCACTACAGAGCGCGAAGAGTTCAAGAGATGTCGACGCCGCTGGGATTTCGCATCGCTGTCTCGGCAAGGGTTAGAGCCTAAGCGGCCGGCACATGCTTTGTGGTTCGGCACTGGAATCCATCTTGGGCTAGAGAAGTACTACGGAGAGAACCTAGACCCCTCCAAGGTGTTTCGAGAATGGGGTTCTCAGGAGATCGAAAGGCTTCGAGCGGCCCAAGGGTTCTTGTGGGTGGAGGAGATCAACGCTTTCGAGGAGACAATTGATCTTGGCTGCAAGATGCTCGAGAACTACGTGGCATGGGCTCAAGAGCGGGACCCGCAGGATTTCGTGGAAGTCATTTACACGGAAAAAGAGTTTCAAGTTCCAGTGAGAGATTTGCAGGGTAACATTGCTAGGTTCACGGATGCTGGAGGTCAAGTGTGGGAGATTCATCTGGTAGGAAGACTTGACATGATCGTGAGAGACTCCCTTGACCGGATCTGGCTACAGGATCACAAGACTTCTAAGGACAAGCTGGATCCAGAAATTCTGATTCACAATGACCAGATGGTGGTCTATCTTTGGGCAGCGCAGGAGATATTCCAAGTTCCTTTCGCTGGGGCCTTCTACAACGTGTTGCGGAAAAAGCTTCCTACAGTGCCGAGAGTACTTGCAAATGGACGCGGACTTTCGCAGGATAAGAATATCGACACTACATACGAGGTCTATTACAATGCAATTGTAGAAAACGGGTTTGATCCTGAGGATTACAGCGAGATTCTGGAGCATTTGAAGTCGAAGCCCAATACATTCTTTCAACGGGAGAAGGTGCGAAAGAATCAGCATGAAATTCGTATGGCTGGGGCTATGCTGTACTTGGAAGCAGTCGACATGCTCAATAGTCCATTCATATATCCCAACAAAACTTGGGATTGTAAATGGGACTGCGATTTCGCAAAGCTATGTCTCTCGATCGATCGAGGAGACGACACCGCGTGGATGCTAGAGCATCTATATCAGAAGAGAACTCCAGAAGAAGGGAGTGTGTATAATCGTGAACGAACAGATGAGTAGTCATATTGCTTACTCAGGCACTGTGCGGGAGTTCCAAAAACCCCCTGGATTCGGTGTTGAGGAGCCACCTGCCCCAACTTTGAGAGATTCGGCAGTAAGGGCGTATGAGATCAGTCAGGTGGTGAACACCCTTGCATCTCGAGTGTACGAGGATCTGTATTTGGGAATGGCAGCTGCATCTGAAAGTGCAGGAAAAGCGACTCCAGATCCAGATCCAGATCCAGATCCAGGCACGCCGGTAGCAGATCTCGTTTCCGGAATCATTACCACGCTTGAACTTGCCGAGAAGACCTTGCGAGAAACTATTCAGAGATTGGAGTAGATGTTGAATGGCCGAGGTACAGAAGGTTCCGTATGTCACTGTTCCCGGAGGGCTTCCTGGTGAAGATCCTCGTGAGAAGTTCAGGTATTTGAATATGCTTGTGCACGCTCCTGGTGGTCGAGGAAAGACTTCGCTGGCTGCAACCGCGTGTAGGGATCCTAGAACTTCTCCGGTGCTGGTGCTCGACATGGAGGGTGGAGCTCCTTTGCGCTTCGTAAATGAGGATCCTTCGAAATATACTATCCGCAAGGTCCGGAGTATCGAGGATATCAACCAGATCTACGAGTATCTTGCTGCTGGCAAGCATCCGTACAAGACTGTGGTCTTGGATTCTCTCACGGAGATCCAGAAGCTGGGGCTGTATGAGTTTGTATACGGCAGGCAGCCTGATAAATCCTTCAAGGGTAACATCATTGAAGTCAAGACCGCGGAGATTCAGCATTGGGGAAAGTCCGGCAGTCAGATGGGCATGATGTGCCGCTACTTCAGAGACCTCCCAATGCATGTAATCTTCACGACACTGACGCAGCGTCTGAAAGACGAGACTACTGGCAAGATCACTATTACAGTGGCACTGCCTGGCAAACAAGCTGACGAGATTCCCGGTATTCCTGATATCGTAGGATACATCGATGTCGTCCGGATCGGTCAAGAAGATGTGCGCGTACTTAAGGTACAGCCTGACGGCAAGATCGAGGCGAAGGACCGTACGGATGCTCTCGGGGAAGGAATTCTCCTGCGCAAGGGAGAAAATCACATTTCCAAGATGCTGGATTTGATTTGGGAGCACCACGGAATTACAGAATGAGCCCACATAAATTCACATTGATTTTCTTTCGGAGATCACATATAATATTTACATAGGGCACAGAAAGGAGGTATACATATGACTGAAGAGCTTCACGATGTTTACGAGGAAGAAACTGTCGCTACCGCTACTCGCGTTGTGACAGCAGAATCCAGGCAGAAGCAAGCTGAAGCAATGCGCCTGCGCTGGCAGGATCCGGAGTACCGTGCGCGTGTGGCTGCAGGCCGAGCTGCTGCTAAGGCTGCTAAGGCTGCCGCTGCCGAGCAAACTGACGAGGAGTAATCTGTGACTTCCCTGGCCGAATTCCATCTTTGACTTCCACAGCCTTCTGAATGTGTTGGGCATCATCCGCAGATGTCCAACACAAGATTTTTATTAGCGAGAGGAGAAATGTAGGCATGATTCGTGTTGACTTTACAGATGTGAAAGATTCGGGCTTTGAACCCCTTCCAGAAGGAGAGTACGAAGCCTCTGTATTCGAAGTGGAGCAGCGTGTCGGACAGCAATCCGGCAAGCCGTATTTGAACTGGCAGTTCAAGATCCTGGGTGGGGAGTATGACGGACGCAGAGCGTTCTACATGACTTCTCTGTCCCCTGCGGCGCTGTGGAACCTCAAGGCAACCCTGAAGGCGCTGGGCTACACCGACGAGGAGCTCTCCGGCAACCTGGAGCTAGACCTGACTGACCTTCCTGGACGGGAGTGCCGCATCGTCATCGAGCACGAAGAGTACAATGGCGAAATGCGCGACCGTGTGAAGAAGGTGCTCCCTGTGGACGGAGCTCAGAACTCTCTGACTGGAGATGCACCTCTGTACCGCTAAGCCTGTGACAGGATTTCCTGTAGTAACTCCCAAGATGTGTGTGTGTGTGTACTTTAGGACCTTCGAATGGAGGTCCTATTTTTCTGGGGCCACAATCTTAGCTATTGATTTTTCTGGAAATTTCCCATATAATAAAATTAGATCGCTGAGAAGGAGGTAATGTTCAAACATGCGAAATGAGCCATTGACGGAAATGATTTCAGTAGTGTTTTCGCCAAGGCAAGTGAAAGCCATCGAGCTTGAAGCTCGAAGAGAAGGTCGCAAAGTAGGCAACTTCATTCGCCATGTCGTTGTGAACCATCTGACACTTGTGGGAGCTTTGGAGGAAGAGAGCGAGCCGGTAGGAATTCCGGACGAGGACTCCTCTGTGAGTGAAGATGAATAGTAAGAGCTTCACGATGTCACTCTCCGAAGAGAGTGCTCAGGAATTGGCAATGCTCGCGGAGAGGTACAATTCCCAGCAGAAGCATCCACTGAACAAGTTGGGTCTTCAGGATCTGTTGCGGTTGATTTTGAAGGCCCATATGCAAAGACTTCGGGGGCCTACGAAGGTAGAGAAACTGCGTCTCAATGGATTCCAGGCAGTTTCATTTCGAGTCGGAGAGTGTCCCCAGTGTTTACTTAGAGTAGATAAATTCGACTTTCCAGTACTTACCCTCAAGCAACAGGGAGTAGTGGAGTGTCAGGTATGTGGATGGCAAGGTGCAGAAGACGACTTGGGGTGAGTAAATGCGAATAGAGCGATTTCGCAGGTTCTACGAGATGTACTTGGGACCCCTACCGGAGGCCAACTCTTCAGGTGAAGTGCAGGTGCGAAGTTGCTTCCGACACGATCCGAATCCTTCAATGTTCATCAATTTGGAGGATGGAAGGTACAACGATTTCGGAAGTGACTATAAGGGTGATGCGTACAACTTTTACATACACATGCATGATGCGTCGTTCACTGCAGCAAAGAAGGCGGTAGATGAAATCGTTGGGAGTCCTGAGGAAGGAAACATAAGGGTTCCAGTACCAATTGACGAGGATCTCGTTCTCCGATGGCACTCAAATCTAATGGCGAGCGACGATCTTCGAAAGTACATGAATGTCAACAGAGGCATCAGCAATGACATTCTCAAGAAGTTCAAGATTGGTTTCGATGGGCAGCGGTATACTATTCCAATCTATAACAAGTATGGAGTTTGCGTCAATGTCAGGAGATACTCTCCAGGGGCTTCTGGCGGAGACAAGATGATCAACTATGGCAAGGGCTATGGCAACGCAAGGCTCTTCCCGCTAGAGGCCCTTGAATCTAAGGTGGTGTTGCTTCAAGAGGGAGAGTTCGATACACTCATCCAGTGGAGCAAGGGCTTCAAGGCGATTACGAATACTTCCGGCGCAGCCACTTGGAAGCAAGAATGGACTGAACTGTTCAAGGGGAAGATAGTCTACATCTGTTACGATGCAGACAAGGCGGGTAAAGAAGGCGCAATCAAGGTTGCAAGTCAGTTGATTGGAGTTGCTGAGAGAGTCTGTATAATCGACTTGCCAGTCCCTCCAAACTCCGGAGAAGATGTTACTGACTATTACGTCAAGTACGATAAAACCGCAGAAGAATTTGCACACTTGATGTCAGAAGCGAAGCCTTTCCAGCTAGACGATGGTTCTGCTGATGCCCAGGCAAATACGGTAACCAGAACAACCCTTGTAGAAGCTCGTCACAGCAGATTCAAGCACAAGAAAGTACAATTCGATGTAATGGTGGTAGGTAAAGATACTGCACCATACAACATCCCATCCCAAATACTATTCAAGTGCTCCATGGTTGGAGTGAATGAGAAGATGTGCAGCGCGTGTCAAATCGCCCGTTGCGGAGGGGAGTTGGAGCTACAGATTCCTAAAGATCCGGACATGCTTGAGCTCATAAAGTCTTCCAAGCAGCAGCAGATGGGGTTGCTGAAGCGGAAGGCAGGCATCCCTCAGAACTGCTCTTTCTATCAAGCTGAGGACACGAAAAGTGTGAACATCGAAGAAGTCCTGTTGGCTCCAGAGATCCAGTCTTTCAGCGAGTGGTCTCCTGAGGGCGTGAAATACATCCTTCAGTCTGCTTTCATAGTAGATCATCCTTTGGATGCAAATCGGACCTATCGCGTAACTGGGATAATGACTCCGGATCCGTGGCAACAGCACGTAACCTTCCTGCTAACAGACGGAGAGCCCTTGCAAGACACGGTATCGTCTTTTAGGATGACTCCGGAGCTGTACCAGCAGCTGAAGATCTTTCAGGTAACTGAGTCTGTGGAGAAGAAGTTCGAAGAGATTCATGAGGACTTCGAAGCAAACGTCACCCACATTGTTGGAAGAAGAGACTTACTTACCGGCATCGACTTGACCTATCACTCAGTACTGTCATTCTTCTTTCAGGAGGTGCCGATCCACAAAGGGTGGCTGGACTTCCTCTGTATAGGGGATACTCGTACTGGCAAGTCTGAGACCACGGAGAAGCTGCTACGGCACTATCAGCTGGGAGAAATCTCTGTAGCAGAGAACACCTCTTATGCAGGGCTTGTAGGTGGCCTGCAGCAGACAGGAGATCGTAGATGGTTCTTGACATGGGGCAAGCTTCCTCTGAACGATGGTCGGCTCTTCGTGATTGACGAAGTCTCCGGCATGTCAGTGGATGACATTGGGAAAATGTCCGGCATCAGATCGTCAGGTATTGCGGAATTGACTAAGATTCAGACCGAGAGAACAACTGCACGTACTCGATTGATTTGGCTCTCCAACCCTAGGAGCGGTCGTAATTTGAGTACGTACAGTTATGGCGTCTTAGCAGTACCTGAGCTTATCGGCAGAGCAGAGGACATATCCCGATTCGACTTCGTCGTTGCAGCATCTCGGGATGAAGTTCCAATTGACCTTATCAACCAACGCAAGATTGGCGGCAAAGAAGTTCCGCACAGATTCACATCTGCCCTGTGCAGAGCACTCGCCCTGTGGGCTTGGTCTCGAAAGGCGGAAGATGTTGTATTTGAAGATTCCGCAACGGATGCCATCCTGCACTATGCGATCAAAATGGGTCGGGAGTATTCATCTGCGATTCCATTGGTCGAAGGAGCTAACCAACGTATCAAGCTTGCCCGACTTGCTGTGGCTGCGGCTGCGAGAGTATTCAGCACAGACTCTACTGGAGAGAAAGTCATTGTAAAGAAGGAGCATGTCGACTTCGTCTATGCCTATCTCGAGCAGATCTACAGCAAGCCCTCTCTCGACTACAAGGGGTACTCTGAGCGAGAGCTCGCGGACATTCGTCTGGCGGAGAAGTACCGAGATGAGGTTACTAAGTATCTGGAAGCATTTCCGGATATCGCTGACTTGTTTGATCGTCAGGAGTATGTGTGGCCGAAGCATTTAGAAGAGCAGCTTGGTTGCGAGCGTGCCGCGGCGCAGGAACATATTGCATTCTTCACACGTACTAGAATGATCCAGGAGTCCAACAGCCGGGGATATAGGAAGTCTGCAGCATTCATTCAGATCTTGAGAGAGTGGAAGTTCAAGAGAAAAGTAGAGGAGGAGTTACATTGATAGCAACACTGTGCAAATCGTTCACCTTTGATGCCGCCCATCAGCTGGTAGGTCACAAGGGCAAGTGCCAAAACCTTCACGGACATACTTACAAGCTGGAGGTGTTCATCACCGGAGAGGTTAATCGAGACTACGGGTCTTCAGACGAAGGCTTCGTAGTAGATTTCTCCGAAGTCAAGGAGATTGTCAAGCGGGAGATTGTCGACCCTATGGACCATGCGTTTCTGGTCTGTGGCAATGAGCCCGCACTCGACAAAGTGCTTACCAAGAAGTACTATCTGGGATTCCGATCGACCTGTGAGAACATGGCCGGATACATCTTGTACAAGCTCTCGCGTGTATGGCCGCCGCACTTGCCGCCGGTGACTAAGATCCGCTTGTGGGAGACTCCAACTGGATATGCGGAAGTGAGTCTCGAGGGTCACGACCTTGATCAGATTGTCAGAGAGATGGTAGGAGGTGCCGAATGAGTGCGAAGATTCCAGTCCTAGAAATCTTTGGACCTACAATTCAGGGAGAAGGCGCTGTCATTGGAAAGAAGACGGTGTTCGTTAGAACTGCGGGATGTGACTATTCCTGCGCGTGGTGTGATTCGAAGTTTACTTGGGATGGCTCTGCGAAGCATCAAATTCGAATGTTGTCCCCGGAGGAGGTCTGTCAAGAGATCTTCTCTCTTGCAGGAGATAGCTTCAATCATGTGACTATCTCTGGCGGCAATCCTGCCCTGATAGGTCCCCAGATGCGAGAGCTTCTTATTAGGTTGCATAATCGTGGAGTGAAGGTAGGTCTGGAGACTCAGGGAAGCCGTTGGCAAGATTGGTTCCTGCTGGTGGATGACCTCACGATCAGTCCGAAGCCGCCTAGCAGTGGCATGCGAACTGACTGGGGCATCTTGCGATACATTGTGGAGAAGCTTGCCGGCTACTGCGACATGGCTGAAGAGGCCTACAACTTCAATCTCAAGGTAGTAGTGTTCGACCGAGATGACTATGAGTTCGCGAAACAAGTGCATCGGGAATTTCCGGAGGTTCCTATGTTCTTGTCCGCAGGCAATTCTGATGTAACTCCAAATGCCTCCAAAGCGGAGCTTCGGGATTCCATTCTGACAAAGCTTGATTGGCTTGCGTCGAAGGTCATGAACGATCCAGCAATGAATGAAGTTAGAGTATTGCCGCAGCTGCATGTGCTTCTGTGGGGTAATCAGAGAGGAGTATGAGGATATGAAATTGACGCAGATTCAATATAACGCGATAACTTCCGCAATAGGGAGCACGCCACAGCTTGAAGAGCTCGAGAGCGTTCTTAAGGGGATTCAATCGTTGATCCAGCTCTGTGGAGACGATCCTGACAGAGATGGCTTACAAGACACGCCCTACAGAGTGTTGAAAGCTTTCCTAGAGTACACTTCGGGGCTTAGGGGTGATCCGAAGGAGCATCTGCAGAAGACTTTTGACGTGCAACATCAGGAGCTGGTGCTCGTGAAGGACATCGAATTCTACTCGATGTGCGAGCACCACTTTGCACCATTCTTCGGGGTGGCCCATGTTGGATACATTCCGGAAGCGCGCATCACTGGCTTGTCCAAGATCGCACGAATGGTGGAAGGATATGCCCGCAGGTTCCAAGTGCAGGAGAGGCTGACTGGTCAGATTGCGCAAGCAATGGAAGAAGTGCTTCAGCCGAAGGGTGTAATGGTGGTCGTAGAAGCAAAGCACATGTGCATGTGCTCTCGGGGAATTCAGAAGAGTGGGGCCTCTACTACTACCTCCTCTGTTCGAGGAGTGTTTCTCAGAGAAGCGGATGCTCGTGCGGAGTTTCTCTCACTGATTTCGAAGGGGTGATCTTCTGTGGATAAAGCGTTGATGGCAATGCTCTCTAGTAGAGCACGCTGGATCAATGAAGCCACTGACACAGTGATCGAAGAGCTGCTGTCCGGCGTGCTTGGGTATCGAGACTTTCAGAGACTGTTGGGGCTGCCTGCAAGATTGCACAGGCAGTTCCTGCACTCTGCAGGAGTTGACCTTTACATTGTCCCCTATGAGACTTCGCGACTGATCGTGCTCAGGACGATCGATAACGAATTCTTGAGAGCACGTGTGGTCAAGTATGACCCAATATTCGATCGCGTGGAAGTCGAGGGACTTTCAGAAAAGAGGTTCAGGGAATTGATGGAGCATCTGAAGAGACACTTTTCATCTTCGCTGCACTGAAATTGCCCTTGAAATTTTCCTGAAAATATCGTATAATTAAATTAGGAGGTGAGTTCAGTGATCGTTAAACTTGTGAGAAGCCCAGAAGAAAGAGAAGCGCTTGAGAAGGTATTTAATGCATATGTCGAAGAGGCTCTTGCACGTGCGCAGGCATTGCGCGAAGAACGCGGCAAGGGCTATAACTCGACAGTCTCAATCGTGGACTACTTCCCTCACGGAGAGCAAGACCTTACATACGAGCTGTTCAAGAAGCTGGTGCGTACAGAGAGTGTCATTGCTGCGGAGAAGGAAGGGCTTGAAATCGATGGCAGTGTAGAGGACAGCATTCTTGATGCAATCAACTACAGCGCATTTCTCTATGCGTACTACAAGATGCGAAAGGAGGGCTTCAATTGAAAGTTGCAGTAATTGCGCCAACCAAGCTTCTGGATAAGTTTGCTGCGAGATCGAATTATCACTTGGTACTTGCTCACCAGTACATGCAGGATGCGGCGTACCGTAACTTCTACAAGCGAATGGTGGCCCGCGGAGATTTCGTTATTCTGGATAACAGTGCTTACGAGCTCAAGCGTTCGGTGGACGTGTCTGTGCTGAGAGAATGTGCAGAGGACTTGCATCCAACCGCAATGTTTCTGCCTGATGCCAGATTTGACACTAGCGAAACCTTGAGACTGGTCGCGGAAGCCATTCCGCAGCTGCAGGGGTTGAACGTGAAACTGCTTGCAGTTCCTCAAGGGAGGAATCTTAGCGAAGTTCTTGCATGCTACAATATTCTGAAGGCACATCCTGACATTCATGGATTTGGCTTGTACGAAGAAATTGGTGAAGTCTGTGGCTTCAAGGATCGTGTGGAGTTCCTGAGATTCTTGGACTCCGAAGGTCTCTTGGACTACACCAAGTACTATCACCTGTTGGGAATGGAAGAAGATGTCACCAAGGTCCGGGAGCTCTGCAAGTTCCCTTGGGTGAGTGGCATCGATAGTGCCAAGCCTGTGGTGTATGGGCTCCACGACATCAAGTTCAGCGAGGTAGAAGTACTTCCAGAATATCCTCATCGGCCAGAAGGGTACTTCGAGATTGAGAAAACTCCTTACGAATCTGCGGTGATTCACAATATCGATACTCTCAAAAAATGGGCCCAGAATTACGCGTAAGAAATATATTGCCGAAAAATTTTCTCCGGGGATTTATAAGGAAAATTTCCGGAGATTTTTCGGAGAATGAAAGGAGTTAATAAATATGTGCAGTATATCAGGAGCAATGTTCCCTTTGCTCATGGATCCGCTACAGAGTGCCCGCTACGAAGATATGCTCCGCGACGTCATCTGCGTAGCAGAGGAGCGCGGAAGAGATAGCTGGGGGTGTGCTTTGATATCGTTGGTTCCGTCCCAAACGAAGATCATTCGCAAGATCGGTCGTCCGAGCCACACCCTTCGGGAAGTCGAATTCTATGTTCCTATGATGTCAATGGCCATCAACAATAATCGCGCGGAACCTACTACGGAATATGTTTCGAGCAAGCTTCCGAAAGACATACAGCCGTTCACCTGCGGGGGGTGGATCGTTGCACACAATGGAACGATTGCCAACGACAAGGAACTGATCGAGAAGTATGGTCTGAAGGTTGAAACTTCCATTGACAGTGCTGTCATCCCTGCACTCCTAGCTCACTTTTTCAGCGACCCTGCAGAAATTAACTTCCACGAGATCGTCGAGGTACTCTCCCGAGAGCTCGTAGGATCCTACGCTCTCGCGATTGCTCATACCAATTGTCCTAACGACCTCATCCTTATGGTGAACTACAAGCCTCTGTATGTGGCATGCAATTCCGAGAAGAACTTCTTGCTTTTCTCGAGTCTCGATAAGTACTTGGAGGCGCCCGGCTTGGATCTTCAATTTGCTAGCGACTTGCGAGTGAAGCCGCTCAAGCCGTACTCGGCACTGCACGTAACTCGTCACACCTCCGGAAGGCTCTGCTTTGATGAAATCAGCTTGCCAAGGAAGCGTCCGGATTCTCAGAGAGCGTTGGTAGTTTGCTCCGGAGGACTTGATTCCACAGTAGTTGCAGCAGATGCACTTCGTCGCGGGTACGAAGTAACTCTGCTCCACTTCCAATACAGTGCACGTGCAGAGGTGAAAGAAGTTGAAGCTGTCAGAAACATTGCCGATCGACTTGGGTGTGACTATCTCATCGTGGGAACAGATATCTTCAAAACTGTCATTGGAGGATCTCGTCTCACTAACACACGCGATGAGATCAGTGAAGGAGTTGCTGGTGCGGAATTTGCTCATGAGTGGGTCCCAGCCAGAAACCTCATTATGCTTGCAGTGGCAACTGGAATCGCTGAATCCAAGGGTTATGGAGTTATCATGCTCGGTAATAACCTCGAAGAATCCGGTGCCTACCCCGACAATGAGATGGAATTCATCCGAAAGTTTTCCGAAGTTCTTCCCTACGCCACACAAGTGGACAAGCACGTACGTGTGGAAATGCCTGTAGGACATCTCATGAAGCATGAGATTGTCAAGAAGGGCGTTGAGCTTGGCGCTCCACTGGACCTGACTTGGTCGTGCTACGAGGCAGGAGATCTGCATTGTGGGCAGTGCGGTCCGTGCTTTATGCGCAAGACGGCCTTCAAGATCAACAATATTCCTGAAGTGATCCAGTTCTTGAATGAGTGAGGAAGGCTCCTGCCTTCCTCTCATCATACATAGGAGGCTAGTAAATGTACGGAAAGGGAAGCCTGAATGCGGATATTGTGTTTGTAGGAGAGGCTCCTTCAAAGATTGAAGAGAAGCTGAACGAAGTCTTTTACGGGAATCCTGGAAGACTGTTGCAGTCCGTGTTGAGCTCTGTTGGGATCAATAGTCAAGAGTGCTTCTACACGTACGTAGTAGACTTTGCAATCGAGAAGTCTCCCACTGTGAAAATGATAGAGACTGCACGGGAGAGGTTCAAGAGCGACTTCGCGACTATCAAGCCTAAGGTTGTAGTGGCTATGGGCACATATGCAATTAGGGCCCTATTGAAGCGAAACGACAACATTGCGGAGATTCGAGGATATACCTTCTGGTCGAAGGAATACAACTGCTATATCATTCCAACCTATCAGCCCGGGGCAGTGATTCACAATCCAGCATTCTTCAATGACTTTGCGAAGGACATACAGAAAGTATCCGAGGTAGTGAAGTATCCCCCTGGTGGCGTACGTCAGAAGCCTTTACAGTGGTACATGATCAAGTCAAAGAAGTACGCCATCAGAGTGCTTCGAGCGATGCAAAAGATGAAGAATGTGGTCTCGCTTGACATTGAGACCGACGGCTTTGACTATTTCAAAGATGACATTTTGGACATCGGGATGAGCACGAGTGATGACAGTGCAATCACATTTCACAAGAGCGTGATTGAAGATCCTGAGGTGCAGGCGGAAATGGCTCTCGCATTTGCGAACCCAGACATCATTTGGGTGCTCCAGAATGGCAAGTTCGATGTGCAGTTCTTGAGGGCGGACCCTGATCCGAAAATCTTCGGAAAAAAGAAGAAAGTGGTCATCCCTACTGCAAGGTGCGACTTTGATACTATGTATGCGCACTATGCACTGGATGAGCGTCAAGGAACGCATGGCTTGAAAGCTTGGGCTAGAGAAGAATTCGATGCAGAGGACTACGAAGCAGAGATTCGAGCGTATTTGCCAAACAAGGATACACCATACTCAGCAATTCCGGACAGAATTCGGCACAAGTACCTTGCAAATGACGTTCGCTACACCCGGAAGGGGTACTTCAGGTTCAAGGAGAAGATGAAGCAGGATGGCGTCGAATGGCTCTTCTATAACCTGCTCATGCCCGCTTCCAGAGCCTTCACGGAAATTGAGCTAGAGGGCGTTCCAATAGATGTTGAAATGCTGAAGCGTTTGATGGAAGATGCTGCCCCGAAGATCGAAGAGGCTGCAAAGCGCCTGGCAAGAGCAGCTGAGCAAGTAGGGTGGTCTCCTGAAGCGTACGTTGCCGCTACCGGTGCCAAGGAAAAACCCAAGTTCTTCAATCCGAAGTCCCATCCACAGCTGTCCTGGGTAGCATACGACCTGTGCAAAGTACCTCTCTTCGAAGGGAAGAAGACTTGCAACAAAGATGCTGTAGAGGCGTATCAGTACAGACATCCTTTCTGGAAAGCTCTTGCAGAGTATAAGCAAGTCAATGACTTGTTTGGAACATATGTCAAAGGAATGTTACAGAGAGTAGATCCAGATGGAAGGGTACGTCCTGACTTTCTGCTGCACGGCACGGTCACAGGACGGCTCTCCTGTCATGACCCGAACCTTCAGAATATCCCAAGAAAGTCGTTCGTCAAGGATCTCTTTATCTGCGATGAAGATAGCGTGATTTGCAGTGTGGACTACAAGACGCTGGAAGTTGTAGTTGCCTCAATCCTATCTGGTGATGAAGAGATGCAGCGGCCATTCATTATGGGAGAAGACTTCCACATGAACACTACGCGGGATGTCTTCGGAGAGCACTTGGAAAACTTCCGACAGTGGACTCTAGAGAAGAACGTCAATGCGTATATCAAGTACTTGCAGCAACCTATGATGCTTGAAATGCGAAATGCCAACGCGGCATACAAATATCTGTACACTTGGGAGGATCCTGACAACTTCAACACCTACAAGCTGAAGCCTGTAGAAGAGATCGAGTTCGACAAGTTGGAGGATCTTCTGATCGACTACCTCAGATTCCTCACCAAGTTCATCACGTTCGGGATCATGTACGGCAGAAAGGCGAAATCTCTCGCACACGGAGAGCTGAATTGCTCCGTAGCAGAAGCGCAGAAGTACATCGACAACTTCATGAAGAAGTATCCGAAATTCGCTGCGTGGATGAAAGCGCAGCAGCAGAAAGCTCTCAAGGAAGGATACGTAGTCAATCTCTTCGGAAGAAAGCGTCGCTGGCCATTCATTACATCCGACATTGCCTATCAAATCGAGAACCAAGCGGTCAATACCCCAATTCAAGGATCTGCCTCAGACATCAATCTCCTTTCGCTGGTCGCAATTCATGAAGCATTCCGGGAGAATGGTTGGGGACATGTAAGGTTTACAGTACACGACTCCATTATTTTCCAACTCAAGAAGGCCCACCTATCGGAAGCACTTCACTTGATTCGCGACAAGATGACCCATCCACCAGTAGACACTCAAGTACCTTTCGAAGTAGACTTGGAAATTGGCACTAGATACGGTAATGTAGAGCAAGTTAAGCTGAATGCTCACGGACAATGGGTTCCTGCCAAGCCCGAGAAAGCTAGTAAGTGGTTGATCGACACCCTAACTACCTATTGTGGATACTCTCCTACATAAAAGAAACTCTGTTCGCTTCCTGGGAGACAATTGATTTCCCAGGAAGGCTATCATATAATTAGAATATACTGTTTTCTTTGAAAGGAGGTGAAGACCATGAGATTTTGGCTAGAGGTACCTTGCCGCGAGCTTTCAGACCCTAGACTCCTAGACGAGCATCGTAGCGTACATGCGTATTTCGGTGGAATGATGAGGGCCCCTAAGAAATGGGCGAAACATCCTCTGATCGGTCCAATGGATCCATCTGTAATGCACCTAAGGCATGCCGAGCAAGTCGCTGAAATGCTTTCAAGAGGTTTCAAACATTCCACTCCTCTTGACCTTAGCGATGTAAACCACATCTCAACATGGCGAAACGCTAACGGCCTAGGAACTATTGGAATGTATCTAAATGCAGAAGGCAGCCCGATCCTACATGAGAAGATGCGAGAGCTGCAACTAGAATACCTTGTACGTTAAGTCGGGAGGAGATGCAATTGGCAAAGTATCAGTTGTACACTGATGGATCCGCAGACAAAGATGGGTTCGGAGGATGGGCGTTCTTCGTAACCCAAGACGATCAGGAATGCTTTCGGAAGAGCGGTCAAGAAGAGAACACCACTTGCAACCGGATGGAGCTAACTGCTGTCATCGAAGGTCTCAAGATGTTTGATCCAACTTCCGCGGAAGTCGAAGTTCTCAGCGATAGTGCCTACGTTGTGAACTGCTTCAAGGACAAGTGGTACGTCAATTGGAGAAAGTACAATTGGATCGGCAGCAAAGGTCCAGTCAAGAACCGAGATCTTTGGGAGATTCTTCTTGCTTCCGCTGAGAAATTCAAGCACCCTATTAAATGGACTCATGTTAAAGGACATTCCGGACAGAAATTCAATGAGCTCTGCGATCGCTTTGCGAGCAAGGCTAGAGGAGGGAACGTCGATCGTGGTACTATTACCCGGCTATGAAAGGATGTTCGATGACTCTCTTTCTCGAAAGCAGCTTCGTCACTATCGGAGGCAGTGGCTTCAACGGAACAGAGGAGTCTTACGCCTCTCTGTAGAAGACATGGCTCGAAAGCTCGGAGTAACCGCTACGGAGTATCGGCAGTTCGAAGAGGGCCTTACGGAAGAGGTTGGAGGGCTTTCATTTGAAGAGGTTCACTACTTCATAGTCCAACATCAGTACGCTCTCGGAGTGCAGGGCACTCAAAGGATTCGTATTGACTCTTTCGAGAGGTAATTCCAATGGGGTACGTGCTAGAAATCAAGCTTGGTATGCCTTTCGGTGACATCTTAAGTGCAGAGGAGGGAGATCCTCAATGAAAGGTTCAAAGGTAATTTCACAAGGAAAGCGGGTACGCTTGATCAGTTGGACCTACAAAGATATGGTGCACTACGGGATTGAGGCCCTTGCAGATGGTCAGATGCTGCAAGTCTTCTCTCCAACCAAAGAGATGAAAGGCTGGGCTCTTCGGCAGGGGGCTTTGCAGCGGTTCAAAGAGATGGACTCTGTAGAAGCAGGCAGGCCTCTTTCTGACTTCTACTCCGTGGTGCAGGACATTGACTCGATCACGTCGCAGCATTTTCTTGTGTGGTGGAACAAATCCAGAGGAAGATACTCCTTCGGAAAGGTAACTTCGAAGAGTGAGTATCTTGTGTTCTATGTGAGTCCTGACAACGATCCTGGATTCTTCAACAAGTCGAGTCTCCAAGAGAAAATAGATCTGGGGGTAGTATGGGTTGTGGACTCTTCACAGATTCCAAGTGAAGTAGTCTGGAGGGAGTAGTGTGAGTAAATTTTCAGAAGGCGATTGGGTAATAGTACGCCGAAATGCATTGGACATGCCCCCATTAGTAGGGTACTTAAAGGATATCTTAGTCGCAAGAGGTTCCTACAGGAGGCGTTCTCTTAGGGTGCGCATAGTGCGTCGGCTGGATGGGAAGCCTATTTCTTGGGCGGGCGCTGAAATCTTGGTTAGGGACTTGGATATAACTCCATACCCGCCTGAGGAAGGGACCTTGCAAGATCTTATAGACTTCGCACTCGACGCTAGAGATCGCGAATGGTTTCTAGAGCTTTCCGAACAGTTAAAGCAGCAGAGAGAAACCACCGCGCCAACGGTGACTGAAGAATGACATATTATTAGCCCTATCTTACCACATAGGGCAAGGGAGGTAAAGAATGACCAAGAAAGCAACCGGCATTGTGCGCAAGGTAGACGAGCTTGATAGGATAGTCCTGCCGAAAGAGCTGCGTCGTGTATACGGCATCAACCCTAACGACTCGGTCGAGATCTTTGTCACAGGCGAGGAGATCATCCTGCGCAAGTATGTACAGCCTACGGGATGTACATTTTGCGGTACGGTCGCGGATCACTATGCAGATATGGGAGACCACAGGATCTGCCCAGGTTGTGCGGAGTTGATCATGGAGAGGCTGCAGTCATGATCAACGGTACAATCTGATTTTGAGAGTAATTATCGCGAAATATTCAAATTTCCCGGGAAAAGCTGCCTTATTTTCCCGGGAATATTTTTGGGGCTTTAGAATTTATCCGCTGAAATCTTGGCCCGATAATTGCAGGAGACCTCACAGAGGGAGGCATAAAAATTCAGATGAATTAACATTGATTCCCGCAAATATAACGTTGAAATCCTCCTTTATAAAAGAGGGAAATATTTCTTCAACAGAATTATATTGAAATTCGGTCCCCTATCGGAAATCAACAAAATACTTGCGGGAAGCTCAAACTATTGCTCTCTATGAATACAACAAAAGATTTATATAGTGCTCATTGATTTACCAGCAGGGGTATCATATAATTTAACTAACAGGCAAAACATTTCGCTTTCTAAAAGGAGGTGATAAAAATGCAGAAGCGCTTCGAAGATCTCACTCCTGAAGAGCAGTACATACAGAGTAAAGAGTCACCCGAACTTTATCAGGAGTTCTTCCGAATTCATCAAAGGCTTGCGTGGTTCATAGTGCACGAAGTAATTCGCCCGGAGGCTGCTAAGCTTCTAGATCGCGGGGCGTCTATGGATGACTACTTGCAAATTGCGATGCTAGGGATGTTGAAAGCCTATCAGACTTTCAATCCTGAAAGATCGAAATGGGCTACTTGGGCTTCAGTCTGCATTCGAAACGAGCTTTACATGACTCTTCGCCGTCGAATGAAGTACGTCAAGCGAAACATCATCTTCGAATCCTTCGACGACATAGTGTTTGACCGCTCTGGCGGAAGAGGAGACGAAGCAATTACCTTGGAGCAGACAATAGGAGAAGAGGACCTTCGAATGAAACTGCTCGAGAACGTGGAATTCTTCTGGGCTGTAGTAGAAAGGCTCAAACGTCATCTCAACGCCACCGAACTCAAAGTATTCGAGAAGGTGCTCGAATGCCGTCAAGGAGTAACGCAGGTCACTCTCGCTCGAGATCTTGGGATCAGCCAATCATACATCAGCCGGGTACTTAGGCGCATCTACTTCCAGGCAGAAGAAATTCGCAAGCAGCTCCTAGCAGACAAACTTACCTCTTGATTTCTTCAGGATTTTCACGTATAATTAATATAGGAGGTGATACTAATGAAAAGCGAAAGCGAGATCGTAGCAACCTTTACGGAAGCAGGAATTGCAGCATTCTCACGTGCAATCCTGAATGCAGTCAAGGTCGGAATCAAGATTGCCCAAGAGGTGCAAGTTGTCCCGAAGGAGGACATCGACAGTTCCGAAGTAGATCGGATCGTGCACGCATATTACAAGAAGCGTTCTGAGTCCGCGGAAGCAGAAGCTTCCCCCGACGCTGCTACGGCAGAGGCTCCAAAGCTTGACACCGTAGTTCTTCAGGGACTCTTGGAAGACTTGCTTAAGAACAATCCAATGAAAGTTTCCGAAGTGTTGAAGGCCTTGCACGCAGAGGGATTTGACTGTACATATCAACAGCTCTACTATTCGCTGGAGAAGTTGGTAAGTGCAGGAACAGTCCAGAAGCTTTCTGACAAACGATATGTAAACACATCCGACTCTTTGAAAGAAGCTCTTTAGAGAAGGGAGGTTGAGTAAATTGAATCCTGAAACATTCCATCTATTTGAGCAAGTCCTTGCAAATACACGCAAGTACTTCGTATGCGAGTACTATGCAGGCACCCGTGAAATGATCTTTAGATACGTGTGTAAGCAACTTGGGGATGTTCCTCCAGCAATGGTGTCCGCAGCGCTGAGAGTACTCCGCGACAGCAATGCAATCATATACGACAAGAAGGTTTGGTGGTTCTTGGCCGACAGATAATCCGACCCTAGAGTGCATCTATGGAGAACGGACCTAGGAGACCTTCGGGTCTCCTACCTTCTTGAAAGGAGGTGATTATTCTTTGGGAAGCAGTCGCCCAAAGTTTGTGATGGACATTTCTGTAGAGAAAGTAGACATGAGTTCTTGGACCGTGTATCGGAGAAGACAGACCTGCAAGTGCAAGAGAGTTTGCAATGACGCAGTTCGGTTCATTGGTATCGAAGATCGGATAGTGGTGTGCCGGAACAGAGCTGCAGAGCTTCTAGGAGAACTGTCTAGCATACTTAAGGACGGTGAAAGCTGATGACGCGCCCACGTAGCTACCGAAGAGTACTCTGCGAGAAGTGTCGCAAGAAGTACTCGTACTATCACTTTCCGAAGCACTCATGCAAGCCCCGGACGGAGAGAAAGAGGCCAGCTGATCTCAATAGATCTGGAGGTAAGAAAAATGGATAGGCAATCAACCCTCTACTACCAGAAAGTAATTCTCCCGCGTTGCATCAAGATCGGACAGTACATAGTTTCCCAGCGGGCAACTCTCAGAGCAACAGCTCTCGCATTCGGAGTATCGAAGTCAACTGTGCATCAAGCAATCGGTGTACTCAAGCATATTGAACCGTCCCTACATCAACAAGCACTTGCGGTGATTCAGTACAACAAGTCGGTAAGACATCTTCGCGGTGGGGAAGGCACGCGGAAGAGGTATGAGCAGATTCGTCAAGCGCGGCAATTGGAGCAAATACTAAAATCTCCGCGAATATACGGGTAAATTCCCCGTAATAAAAATCAGGGAGTCCCTTTAGGACTCCCTTTGTTCGGGCCCAATTATTGTAATTGGTTCTCTTGTCCGTTAAACGGCATCGGAGGGCTAGATTCTGCAAAGTGAGGTGCTGTGCCTTCGCCTTCTTCCTGTAGCAGTACATTGTGTCCTTGAGCTGCCATCTTCTCTGCAAACTGCAACATTCGCTTCACCATCTCTCCACCAACTGCTCCGCAGTAGTAGGAAGGAACCATTCTCCAATCGTACTTGCCCTTGTTGTTCTTGGGAACCTTCACTCCGATGGAGTTAGCTACTTGATACTTGATCGCATCCAGAGCATCTCTCGCTTCGGGAATCTCAATCTGGTTCTGAGTACCCGTCGTAGTGCTGTTGATTTTGTCGTCCATAAAATCTCCTCCTGAGATCATAGTGGCTACCTTTGGATGATCTTTCGATCATCACTAGTATTATTATATATGATCCCAGGAGGAAATATTTACGCATCTTCAGATTTCTTTTGTGCGCTGGAAGATTCTATGGAACCCTCCACATCTTTTGTTCTTGAGTTCGCGTTCAACATTCCTAGCTGTGCAAACGTCGGCATGATAGGATGAACAACGTCAAGGAGTGCGAAAAGTATGTCCGACTTGGAAGTCTTGAGAGTAAACTGCATCTGCCCACCAAGACGAACATATTCCTCAATGAGGTCCTTCTTTGTACGCGAGACATTCTCCCTGTAGTAGCGATCCCTCTGACGCAGTATCTCCTGAATCTTTCGATTCAGCTCCATCCTCTTCTTTGAAACTCCCATGATACAACCTCCTGCCAATTGCTTGTTGCGGATGATTTTATTATATGATGCACCTAGAGGGATTTCAATTGATGGATTTGTATGCAGCATACCTCAATCGCAATGCCCTTACTGCTACAGCGAGTCTCTCCTCCGCAGCGATCAGTGCATATGTCGCTGCATCAACGTACTCTGGATTTGCGTTTTCGAAGTTGTGAACTGCTTGATTGTAGGCTGCCAGTGCTTGTCGATACTCCTGCATTACTCTATCTTCCACAGAGCCCACCTCACTTTCCTTTTTGAAGATAAATGTGTGCGAGGATTGCTCGAACGTCAACCTTGATCTTCGGTGGTGTCTCTTGCTGTGTCGAATGCTGCGTCTTCTTCGACAAGGATTTCACCCCCCTCCCACTGCAAGAATTACACTTCCGATGGCGTTAGCTAGCTGTACCGGAATCGAGATTCCTTGTCGGGAAGGCATCCATTCCGGAGACTGCTTCGTACGATACCACTCACGAATGGTAACGTACTCCTTTCCACGCAACTGCGCTCTCCGAATCTCGTATCGAGAGTTCTCGGACTTCTCGATGATCGTTGCATCAGATTCCCAACCCCAAAAGCCGTGTCCCTGAATGTTCATACGTGAATCTCCTCGCATTCGTTTTTGCAAAGCATGTTGGACACGTGAACTTGTCCGTTGCTGCACTGTATGTTGGATCGTGCGTCCTGACGAATTCTTCTGCCGTCATGTGCAGAAGGTATGCCTGAATGTCGATTGACGATATGTGTTGCGGAGCTCTACTACAGCCTCTGCACTCCACCTGTTTCACCTCCTAGAGCGGCTTGATTATGGTGTGGTTGTTTTGCTTCGTGAGGCACAATTTGCATCGAACTTTTCCATTCGGCAGTTTTTCCCAATGATGTCCATGAGTTCGACAGAGTTTCCGTAACCTGCGAGTTCCTAGCGCATACCCCAGCGCTGCAATGACGAGTGTGTACAGCAAGAAGCCCATTTCCGATCACCTCTTTTCGCTGGAACTAGGTTGCCTCTGCAGGGAGGACACCTGCCATCTGGAGCATCTCTTCCCCGAGTGAATTTGCATCCTGGAAGTGAGAGCCGCGGAAATCCGCCGCAAACGAGTCCTCCCAATACATCCACCTCCCTCAGGTTCTCTGTTCAACACTCAATGGTTTTGAGTGCTGAATCGAGAACCCGAATGCAAGTAGCATCCGAGTTCTGCAAGGTTACTCGTCTTCCTCTTCTTCTATCGGAAGGACCTGCACACTGCCGCAGCGAAGACACTCCCTGTAGAAGCAATAGTCGAGCGCTGCTCCAACTACAAACGCGGTGTTGTTTCAACTTCTCGTGTCACACTTTCTGCTTGCCAGAGCTCTCTGTAGGCGGTAGAACCACAGTTGGCACATCTGTGAGGCATTGGGGTGCTCATCACCGGTAGCGATTGCTTTGTCACGGCGGTTGCAAGCACATCAATCAGTTTGGGCAACCCCACCTCGGCAGGCTCTCCTTTTAGATAGGTTTTCACCTCGGTGAGTTCGAGACCGTCACTATCTTTATTCCGGTAGTGGGTTCTCGAAGAACCCACTTACCCTCTCTGTACCGGAACCCCAGCTTTTCAAGATCCCACAACATCATCTTTCTTCGCCTCCTACGGGAGATATGGTCCGAACACCTTCAAGCGTACTTCGCCTTGCGAGTTATCAAGTTCCAAGGCCTTGAAGAGAAATCTCTCTCCCCGGGACATCTTCATCACTTCGTCAACTCGTTTTGCATTCGGAACAACCCAGGAGTCTATCTTCTCGCTCACAGCGTTGTAGATTTCCTGAGAGTTCTCTGTGAACGGAGTAAAGTGCTCCACTATCACGTTAACCTTCCCGCCTAGTACCCTTCCGGCAACCTGTTGCAGCTCCTGCATTAACTCCAGTACCCTAATGCTGTCGTCGGTGTCCGGATGATCCAACATTCCCACTTCATAGCATCCGCATGCGTTGCACCTCTGCTCAGCGGTCTTTACATTAAACTCCGACAGATCGTAGGAGGGATCCAGCGATCCCTCATGGTTCACCCTTACCACTCCAGTACCCGCAAGGTACTCTGTTACGCTTGTGCTTCCGCATTTAATGCAAGTGAGCTTCTTCATTTGTTCTTCCTCCTTAGAATTTTAATTGGTAGGCGCATTTCCGAAAGCGCAGCCAACAGCCTTATCTTAGCTTAGTTACATCATAGGCTTCTACAGGCTTGTAGTAGCTAGGCAATGGCAACAGCATCAACTCGCTGTGGCCAACGCCTCTCGCATAGGTAACTGCCTTGATCATGTCCTGCAGAACAGTCGCTGCATCGCTGCAGTCTGTCAGCGGATTAATTTCACCGCCGCTGCTCTTGACCTGCTCAAGCGCATACAGCAACACATCCTCCAAGTAGTCACTTCTCAACGTTACTTTAACTGTTTGCATACTGCTCACTCCTCATCTCTTCCGTAAGGCGTTTTATACCTTGCCGTGTAGGTAGTGTTACTACTTCTGTGACGTAGCATACACCCTTAAGGTATGTGCTTCCGCATTCCAGGCGCATAAGCTGTTGTGACATGCGATGCGGTGCGGTGTTCCTCTTGTTGTATTATTTGCCGGTCTCCGCTTTAGAGAGCTCCTCTTTGAGGGAGTTTCGCTCTTCCAGGATCCCAAGGTAGTAAGCAACTGCAACCTCTCTAGCTTCCAGTGCCTCGTGATACTCCACAGAGTCACTCCCATATTGCTTGAGAGCCTCCTCAGTATCCACGATTTCCTTTTTCAGGATGGCACCTAGCAGAGCGGTCTTTACCTCAAATAGCTTTAAGAGGCGACGCTTGAGCGAAATGCGTTGGTTTTTAGTGAGTTGTGGACACATGTCCAAGAACTCCTGCACCTCGCTGATCTTCCTCTGGTTCTTTATTAGCATGTCCGCAAATGCCGCAGAGCCTGGCTCGTAAGGTACGGTTACTTTCACATTTGTCACCTCCCCTCGGATTGGATTGACAGGAAGAGAAGAGAGCGGTTAAGCCCTCTTCTTTTCCTGTGCAACTTGAGCTTGCGTAGCACGTGCAGCCAGCTGAGCATTGTGAAGCTCGAGTACCATCCGCATGACGCAGTCGTTCGCTTCGTATGTGCGGTACACACGTTCGTTCGACTGTTTCGTTTTCACGTGAGTGACGACTACCTTATAGGTTTTCGCCTCGGAATTCCCTGTAGCAGTCACTGCATAAACGTCAGCGTCGATTGTGAGTGTGTACTCTGTAGCGTCCCATTTCTTGTTAGCGATAGTTCCCTTCACATGAACCTCCAGCGGGAGATGCTCCCACTTCTTCCTTTGTCCCGGTGTGAGACCTAGGAGATAGCCTCCGTCGTGCTTGCGCATTTTCATGTCTGCCATTGCTTTTGCCTCCTTTGTTTTAATTGGATTCACTGGGATAAGTAGGTAGAAATCCTGAAAACTCCTGAGAACAAGGTGTGAGTTTAGAAAAGCAGTCCTTTCCCAGTGTGACAGTCGGATACCTCCTCGAGGTTCGGCTCGCTTTTTCCCTTTGTTTTAAGGGTTTGCAAGTGACCTCACAGAGTTCCCACTGTTAACACAGAACGCACTGCCTCAAACTTCCCTTGTCAAAGAGCCTCAGACTCCTCAGACACTCCAGTGAATCAGTTGTTGTGCCTGATGATTATATTATATGATACCCATAGAGGGTAATCAATGGTGGGCCAACTAAACTTTTCTATCGTCCAAATTTGGGCCATAAACCCTTTCTATCTGCACTTCTTTGGGAAATCCCGCACGCACACTGGCATTTTTGGGCCTCGGCCGCTACAGGGTCACTCCGCCTCGCGTTTTGCTCCCATTTTTGGTTCAGGCAAATTTGGGCACCCCCCATTTTTGGGCCTAGCAAATTTGGGCGACCCTCGCGCATCTCCCCAGGGACTCGTTTTAGACCCCAAATTGTGGCTGGCAAATTCGGGACTCACTCCGCTCGCCGTTTTAGACCCCAAATTCGGGGGCCGGGTGGGAAACAACCTCTCCCAAAAGTGGGGCAAATTCGCGAAAAGAAAAAGAGAGCGTAGAAATATCGGACTCCACATCTTCGTGTAACTCTCAACCTCGTTTTAGACCTCAAAAATGGATGCAGGGGTCCGAAAAATGGGAGCCCCTCTCCC